TGATCCCGTTTATCAGACCAAGCTTGGCCGTCTCCACCATTGCATTGCAATACCACGCATTTACATTGCCGTCATAAGACGGCGTTGCAATCATTACCTGCCTCAGTTTATCTGCCACGTTACGCTCCTTTTAATGTTTGGACTTCTGCTTTCAACGCCTCTACTTGGGCGCTCAATTCTTGCACAGCTTTAACAAGCACTGGGATCAATTTACCGGGAGCCATGGCAAATTGGTCTGGGTTTTGGTCTTCAACCAGCCCCAGCCAACGAGCATTGTGCTGCTCAACAACGCCCAAGGAGTGCTGGGCAATAAAACCAGAGTCAAGCAGGCCGATTCGACCGCCATCCCGCTGGTTCCAAGTCCAACGCACGGCTCTCATGTCGTTTATGAAGTCCAGACCAATCGGCAGATCTTGGATGTCTGTCTTGTCACGCTCGTCAGACAGCGCAGAGATCGTCGATGTCTGGCAGCGCAGGGTGGTCACTGAGCTGTTACCCAAGACAATGGTGTTGCTGGCGGTAGCGCCACCAGTCGTATCGACCGCACCGTTGCCAAGGAAGGTGTTGTTTGAACCTGTGGTTGCGGCACTACCTGCGTTGTAGCCGATGGCGGTGTTTGTGCTTCCGGTTGTGACGGCAGTCAGTGCGCCAAAGCCAACAGCGGTATTTTGCGTACCAGTTGTTGCGGAATCAAGAGCGGTAGAGCCGACGGCAACCGAGCTACCAGCAGTAGTCAAAGCAGCGCCAGCGTTGTTGCCGATCAGGGTGTTGTCAGTGCCCGTTGTAAGGGCGGCTCCTGAGTTGTAGCCAACCGCAGTGTTGTTTGTGCCAGTTGTGTTGTCATTACCCGCTTCAAACCCGATAAAGGTGTTGTTTACGCCGGTATTAACCGCACCAGCACCAGAACCCAGAGCCGTTTCAAACGGAGACACCGACTCTGTGACACCCGACAACGCAGCCGCAGCAGCAGAAGTCCACGTTGTGCCGTTGGAGGTCAGCACGTTACCAGAGGAGCCGGGTGCTACGAACTGAACCGCAGAAGTACCGTTACCCAAGATCACGTTGTTGGCAGTTAACGATGTTGCGCCTGTGCCGCCGTTAGCAACGGGCAGTGTGCCTGTAACGCCAGAGGCCAAGGGTATCGTTGGATTGGCATTAGCCACCGCCGCTCCAGAGCCTGCGCCGTCGGTTACTATCATCAGCTTGGAGCCGTTGGGCACGTTAACCGTTGCGCCTGAACCCTGAGCAATCGTAATGATCTGACTGCCGGTGGTGGCGTTTTCAATAATCCAGACCTTGGACACCGTGTTCGGCGCCAGCGTCACCGTGCGCGTCGCCGTTAGCGACACCGCAGAGGTAATCTTCAGGTAAAGCGAGCGCGTGCCGTCCGCCGTGGCGTCAGGCATCGTGAAGGTTTCGTCCGCATCCGCAGCCATCTGCTTAGTGCCAAGGCTAAATGCGTCAGCAATCAAGGACAAGTTGGTGTTGGTCGATGTACCCCACGTCCCGTCTTCGTCGCCCGTGGTGATCTCTTTCAGTCGTAGATCATTTGTAAAACTAGCCATGTTAGCTCCTAAGCCGCTTTATTTACGTCTACCCAAGTAGGGGTCTGAGCGTCGTTTATGTTAACCCAATTTGGGGTCTGCGCGTCATTGACGTTTGTCCACCCACCTATTCTTACGGTACCTACTGCGCCTACGCCCTGCACGCCTACGGGGATCACGGAGTCGTCTATCGACACAACGACAGAGTTTACTGCACCCGTTCCGGCGACGCCACTGACAGCCTTTCTAACCCGCGGCACTACGTCCTGAACTGCGCCAGTGCCAACCACCCCAGTCACTGCAACATTGGTGTCGTACGCGGGGGTAACCGTGCCTATCTCGCCATCACCTTCAACGCCGGCAAACACTGGGGAAAGCGAAACACCCGCCGCTTCAACCGCACCGGTGCCTTCAACACCCGTTACCGCAAACGCAACTAGGGGTACTGCACTGCCTATCTGCCCAGTGCCTTCAACGCCTACGGGGATAATAATAGCCGCTATAATTAAGTCTACGGTACCTACTGCGCCTGTTCCCTCAACCCCTACAGGGATGACAATGTCATCAACCTGCACTTCAAAGCCGCCCATCTCACCAACGCCTTGAACGCTGTCAGATACGATAGCTACTCGGGTTAGTACAGTGCCTACTGCGCCTGCGCCTTCAACACCTACGGGGATAACAGAATCATTTACTGCAGCTATAACGTCCCCAACGGAACCAGTACCCGCTACGCCCGTAACACCAATATTGGCATCATAGATAAGCGCAACGGTACCAACCGCGCCAGTGCCCGCAACGCCGTCCACCGCATAGGCAGGGGCAATGCCCCCGAAGCCGTTAAAGCCCCAAGCGCCTTCGCCCCAACCTTTATCATAGGTGGTAGCGCCCATGGGCTATCTCACGCAATACGAATAATTGCAGTGGACGCAGCGGCTGCAGGGAACTGAATTTGCAGATCACCGGAACTTACAGTCTGATCGCCACCAAAGCTCAGCACCGCACACGCAGAGTTTGAGTTGTTGGTGTTGTAAATCATCGCTCCACAAGTTGTGAACGACGCGCTTGACCATGTGGTGTCAGCAAAGTCAGTAATAGCCGTGGTGCCATCAGAAGTAGGGGTGACGTTAGTGAGCGTGTTGCCGCCCGCCGTGTACCCTGTGCCGCTAGCCTCATCGGTGTTACCGGTGATATTAGAGTAGTTTGTGCTCGCCGCGCCGTACGTACCGGTGCCTGCAGCAGCAGATTTAAGCAGCGCGATCTTGAATACATCTGCGCCGTTGGTGAAGTCGTGAAGGCCCTTGAGCAGCTCAACTTTGAAGCTGGTGGGCATTGCGGTAGTGACGGTAATAGCCATGTTAACTCTCCAGTAATTTCACAAGTTCCGGGTGCCCAGCGGCGCGGAATTTATTTGCCAGCGTAGTGTGGTTTGACCTAACAGCTTGACGCATGTAATGCACCAGCACCCCACGAATTTGATCTTTGAACGCCTCCGCTTGGTCTCTTATAACCGGGTGGCAGTTACCGCCTACGGAAACAATCTTGTTCAGCGCCTGCTCCGCCAACTCTTCCGGGGTAAACCCCCGTCCGGATACCAACAGCGCCTTTGCTTCGCCAAGAGTGGCCCCGCCAACTGTGCTTATCATCCTGCGACCTTCCTCTTAACTTGACCATCTCGGTATGCGTCTCCGCGCAGTTTACCGTCACCCACGTTCACAAGCAACGTAAGTGCCTGTACGTACAGCTTCTCGTACAGAGCCACCATGTCAGCCTCACCTTTCTGGAAGCGTATGGCTTCAACCAACGCGCCGTTAAGCAGAGCAGAATCAAACTCCTCGCCCAGCCACGTTGTACCTGCAGTCACAATGGACTCTGGGTAATAAGAGAAGTGAATCTCGGATGCGTAGTTAGAGTTAGGGGTCGGTCCAATAATGAACGTGTTCTGATCAAACACAGCGTAGTGCTTCGGCTGCCCGGTGTCTGACGGGCTTGGGTATGCCTCGCGTATGAAGTTCACATCTTTGTTCAGCAAGTAATAGTAATCACCATCACCATCAATCACCGCCAGCGAGTAGACGTAGAGCATCCCAGTGGGCATCGTCAGGTACTTATTACCGCTGGTAAACGAGCCTGTCTGGTTCTTACGAAACGCAGGCAAGTCCACGGTGGTGTATATTTTTTGCTCAGCTTGCTGCGTGAACATGGCAAGCTGATCTGCTGTGAACGTCTGCTCACAGATATCTTGTATGTTTGCCGTCAGTTCGCTGTAGTTCACGGTCTACCCCTTGTGTTACTTCTTGGGTTTTTTGTGGGCGGAGTCTTTCATAATACGGCCATCAGGCATACGGTGCTCGCCTTTGCCTACTTTACCGCCTTTCTTCATTTTACCTACGCCATCTGCAGCAAACGCAGGGACTTTTTTGCCGCCCTTGGTAACCATTTCTAATTTCTTCACGGTGCTCTCCTAAATGATTTATGCCATTGGCCCACGAGCCATTGTGCCTTTAGTAGCTGCGCCGTTACCCCGGGTCTTTACGCCGCTGGACTTTACATCAACCGGCTGGTTAATCGTGTCCACTTTGTAGACGGTGGGCGTAGCGGGCATCACAACGACTTTTGGTCCTTTGTTACTTTTTTTCATGTTCATCTCCTAAGATATAACTATTCTTACGTAGCCTACAGTACCGCCTGCGTGTACACCACCGCTTGGCTGAATACGTGCTCGCTCTTGTGGAAACTCGTTACCGTCCGGTCTGGGGTTACGCAGCGCCTGCGGGTCGTCCACCGGGAACTCACCAAGGTGTAACTGCGGCTGATCCGGATTCCAGCACTCGGGGCACGCCTTAATGTTCGTGTCCTTGCCCTTAACTATAAGGTGTTTTAACTCACGCAGCTTGTAAGCAAACCCACACACGTCGCATATCGCAAGTGCTTTTTGCCCTGAAGCAAACCGGTTGCTCATGGCTACCTCGGCCCGTATATTCGGGGGACCCAGCGAACAGGGGCTTTCTCTCGATCTTCGCCCGCAGCTAGCTCAAACTGTCGCTCGTACTCAGCCTGCAGCATCGGGATGCGCGGCATCAAGTCAGGGTCTTTCTGTGCAATGTAGTAGCCAAGACCCGCCACCAAACACGGTAGAAAACGGAAGTTAACATCCGGGGTCTGCACCCCACTGCCCGCGTCTTGTATGCGACGCATACGCCAGTACTTCATGATGTAGTACGGCTGCGCCAATGTGCCTTGATCTGGCACCGGCCACACAGTGACCGTGGGGTTCACTTGCCCCCTGTCTATATACAGCTGAATCGGGCGGCCCGGGGCGAGCTTGTTAGGTATACTTGAGTAGGTAGACACGCTGATACGACTGATATTTAAATCAGACTGAGTAGTGGCATTACCAGCACCGGTACGCACAACGTGCTCCAGCAAGTCAATGGTGTCCGCCGGGAGGTTATAAGTAGCAACGCCCTGCTCAAGAACAAGCGTACCTTCCTCAATAGTCCACATGTTAATGCCGCGGTTCTGCCACTCTATCGTCAGCAGGTTCATCGAACGGCGTGCAGTTCTAAGGTCGTAGCCAGAACGCATCTCACGCCCAGCACGCTCCCACGCCTCTTCCGCAATCTCGGTGAAGTCTAGGTTAAACGATGTGGTGCCGGACGTTGCCATTACTTTTTCCTCTTCAGCGGATCAACCCGTTTAGGCGCTCCGGCTGGTTGGCCCAAGTTCTTCTTCTGGGCTATTCTGGACTTTTTCTCTGCCGCAGTCATTTCGCTCGAGGTCTTCGGCGTTTTCTCGGAGACCCGCTTGCTCGGTCTGCAATACGGCGTGCCGCGCTTTTCACCTTCTTGGCGCCCACACGCTTTGCCAGTGCGTACATCTTTCCAGTCTTCCTTAAACCAGCGCTTTAACGCAGCGCCCTTTTCGGTTTTACGGACGGCCATTACCCACCCCGCTTACGACACTTGGCTATGGCACCCGACGCGTAGGCCGATGGAAAAACTTTGTACTGGGCTTTGACCTTGTTATAGCACGCGTCTTTAACCGTACCGCCTTTCTTAAAGGCTACGGGTAGCTTATCTGTGTTGACTGCGCCCATACCGCGACAAGGTCTCATGATCAGACCATCTTGCCTTTAGTGTGACCTTTCATGCAGCAGCCGTCAGCGCGAGTTACGCCGCCTTTGGCGTAGCCTTTGGTCATACCACCGGCCATCATCTTTTTGGTGCCACAAGCGGAGCCGCCTTTAGCCATTCGCACTGGGCCTGAGCCTTCCATATCCATACGCTTACGTGGGGACATCATCTTCGTGTTCATCATGTCTTTTTCCTCTTAGCTTTCTGTTTATCGGCGCGGGCAAAATCTTTGCCCACCTTCTGGGGTACGTCAACTTGAGCAGCAAACTTCGGGTTATTCGCCACGGCTGCCATGAACTTGCGCTGTCGCTTTGATACAGTTGGCATTACACCATCCTTCCTTTAGTTTTACCACGCTGACAGATGCCGTCTCCGCGCACTTTACCGCCAGCAGCAAACTTTGGAGCTTCTCCGCGTACGCCCCGACGGGTCTGCCTGCGGGTATCCTCGGTCATTGGGCCTACTTGTCGAGATGACATAGCACGCAACCGCGGGGTTTTTGCCGCGTCAGTCTCGTACGCTTCTTTAATGACATCAGCGCTTAAATCCCTATCGGGCTTTACCCGGCGCGAGGCTTCATTAACTGGGGTCCTTCTACCCTCTGCATCTCGGCCAAAGTAGCGTCCTTTGAGTCTAAAGTTACTAAGCGGCCTACTATCTCCAAAACCTTCATTATCCCTGCGTATTCGGTCTCCGCGGGTACCCTCTAACAGCGCCCGAGCCTTAGCTCGCATTTCTTGCTTATCAGGCATACATCACCTCAACAATTCCACGCCCGAAGGCTCTTGTTTATCCGGCTGTTAGGGTCACTGGCCGTCTTGGAACTCGTATTCTTGGCCTTCATACCCTTCATTCTGGCGCAAAATGACTTGCGCCGTGCAGCATCCTTGTCCGTTTTCGGCTTCGGAGCTGGGGGTTTTAAGTTCATACCCTGTGCTTTAGCGGAAGCGCGGCCCTTTGCGTTCAGGCCGCCTTCTGGGTTTTTGCCTTCTTTACGAGTCCAAGCAGGTGATTTAGCCACAGAACACCGTCACATTAGTAACTTCAGTTAATGTCATAACCGCAAAGTCAGTTGTGCCACTACGGGTAGTGAGTATACCCTCGCCCGGAATAGTGACGCTGTCTGAAAATGAAGCTGCGCCAGCAGGTGTGTCCAGCTGAAGCAACAACGCCCCAGTAGAACTGTTCAAGTTAAACTTAACTGTCCCAGCATTTTCTGCACCCACGAAGTAAAAGCTCTTGAGCCGCGTGCGCGGGAACGCCAGCGAACCCACGGAGCCAATCTTCACGTTACCCGCAGAGGCGCCGCTTGCCCTAATGCTCTTGATCTCGGTGTAAAAGTTGGCGGACGTAGCCACACCGACGTTACCGCCGGTCACCACCTCAGTCGTGTTAGCGCCAGTCAGATCACCGACCTTTATACCAACGATGGTGAAGGTAATGCCCGAGTCGTTACCTGCCGAAGTGATACCAATCTTGTACCCAGTACCATAAGGAGACACGTTGCCGGTTATCAGCGTCAATACACCTGCGCCCGCTATAGAAGCATTGACACGCAGGGAGTCATCGTCCGGGGCGGGTGTTATAGCCCAAATATCATAAGCCATAAGTTACTCCTTAATCAGACCCTGCAAAATCATTGCTTTGCGGGCAGCTGAGCCAACCGGCGGTAAATCTGCCGGCACCGGTGCCTGTTCTACCTGCGCTTTAGCCGGCTTTTTGGCCGGCTTCTTAGCCTTTTCTTCGCTCATGGATCACTCCTTAGCGCGTCTGAGCCGCGATCAGATAATCAAGCGTGGTAGCACGAGTGCCAGACGCAGAGCCAGACAGGCTCATTGCGGCCAGTGCCAGATTCTCGTCATCTGGGATGTTGGTAGTGTGCTGAGCAACTTGGCGACCGTTAACAAAGAATGTCACGCTGCCGGTGCCAGATACTTGGAAAGACAGAACTACGTACGTATTGTCCGCCAAGTCCACACCAGAGTCAGTTGAAGTCTCAGTGCCGTTCTTCTCAGTTTTACACAGGATTGACGCGTTACCGTCGTTCACTTGGAACACGACGCGGTCAGCTGCAGTCAACATAGCTTCCGGGTTAGTGGCGAAATTAACAGTCAAACCGGCACAAATGTCAGTCTGGTCAGCGTCGTTGCACTTGATGCGGGTTGAGAAGTAAATCTCTTTGTTAGCCGCGACTGCAAAGATTTCGTTGCCCTGAATCGAGGCGCCGTCGTCGTCAGTTGTAGCAGTGGAGGTCAGAGCCAGCTCGCCACCAACGGTGTCAGCAACGATACCCACAGAAGCGCCGGAGTCTTTTACCACGGTCCAAGCGTTAGTGGAATCAAACGCCACACCAACGAAGTCGTCAACGATGGAGAACACCGCGGGGTTGATAGCAATTGGCATCTCGCCCATACCGGCAAAGAAAGCGTTTGTATTAGTGCCTGAATAGAGTACGGGACCGGAGAAATGTGTATTCGCCATTTTAGAATCCTCACATGCGAGTGTTGCGCTTCAGTCTGCATGTCGTCCGCCGAGTCGGTCTGCAGCGCGTAAATTGTTCTCGGGATGCGCTCTTTTTACCAGCTAAGCTCCTAGGTGTCAACGCGCAAATAAAAAGGGCCCCGAAGGGCCCTAGTGAGTCTCTAGTCAACTGACTCTTACTAGAAGTTACGCGCCGGGTGAACCGAAGATACCCAGAGCGTCGCTGACCCCAAAGCTGTATCTTTCACGCGCTTTGTAACGAGCGTTGCCCGTGTCAAAGTCAGCGTCCATTGAAGTCTGCATCGGCGTACGTACGAAGTGCTTGAGGCCATTCGGTACGTCAGTCATCAGGAACCATGCGTTGGTGTCAGTCAGGTAATGGTTGACTGTGTAACCTTCGGGGATGGAACCGTTGCTCTTGATCGCGTTGATGTCGTTGTCAGCAGTGCCTACACGCAGTTCAGTTTCGAGCAAACGAGTTGCAACGAACATCAAGCTTGGAGGAACAACCAGCTTACGAGGCTTGGCAGCGATCAACAGACCACGTTCGTCTTCCCACGCAGCGATCTGAATTACAGCGGCTTCCAAAGAAGTCTCGTTCAGGTCTGCAGGAGTTGCCGGAGTGTTGCTGTTGGTGCCACCGGAGACCAGCGGGTGGTCGGTAGCGCACAAGGTTTTACCGTCGCCGTAAGTTACGCCAGAACCCGCGAATGCGTTGTTCAGCACGGCAGCAGCTTTAACCTGCTTGGTGTAAGCCATAGCGCGAGCCAATGCTTTGGTATAACGAGTAGACAGTGAGTCGTACAGGTTATCTTCCATGGCTTCCTCAGTAATTGAGAAACCCATTGCGATGGTTTCGTGCGTGTATCGCGCAGTGAATGCTTCTTGCGCGTTGTCGTAAGCGATAGCGGCGCCTTCGTTTTTAACTGGGGCAGCACCAAAGCCAGACAGCTTGGTTTCTTCTTCGAACGAACGATCTGAAGTCTCAGTTTCAAAAATCTGAGTGTGCTCGTCCGTATACTTCGCGTACTCAAGACCAAACAGGGCGTTAAGACCCGGAAGCAGTTCTTTAAGTAATTGGGCGCGTGAAATAGCCATAGTCGCCTACTCCTTATAGTCCGGTGTTCACAGTCATGCTGTGGAAGCCGAGGTTGATTTTAACCAGAACGTCCGGAAACGCGTCTGACACTGGTGAAGCAAAGCCCAAAATACGGAAAGCTGCAGGAACAGTAACAACCGTTGCATCCAGAGCGCTCGTAGAGTTACCGGTAGTTGTATTACCAGTAGAAGTGCTTTGAGCAGCAGCGAAGAACGTGTTTGCACCAACAGCTGCCTGTGTGGCAGTGCCATCAAGCTGCGCAGCGAACAACACCATTGGGTCGTCCACAACAAACGCTTGGACAACACCGGTAGTGTTGGCTGGGTAGTACTGACTGAAAATCAGCTGACCCTGACCGTTGATAAAGCTGCAGCCAACAAATACACCGATACCGCCAGTAACACTGGTAGAACCAGTAGGCCAGTCGTTTGTGGTTGCGTCTGCACCGGTACCGGTGACGACGTTGATGTACCCGTTAGCATTAACGTACACAACACTTCCATTGAAAATGTTGGTGTTGTAACCAGCCGGGTCAATCAGGTACGTGGAGTAGGCGCCCGCGTAGGGCATCCCATCTACACGCTTAACGGGACGAAGCCCGTAAGGTGCGGCAGTTGTAGCCATAATAAACTCCTAAAATTATCCTTTACCAAAAGTAACCGTGGTTTTTCGCTCATTGAAAAGCGGCATCCGCGGATCGTTTTCACGCATTAAGCTGTTGTCCACGGCACGCATCTGAGATTGAGTCTGGTTGTTGTAGTATGCACTACGCTCAGCAATCAACTCTTCTGGTGCTTTACACAGCAAAAGGCCACCAATCACGACGTTGTCCTTAAAGCGCTCATTTTCGACGCCCATCAGGAAAATCTCGGGGTGATCCTTAGCCAGTACGGGTTCCCAACCTTCACGCAACTTTGAGGAAACGTTTGTGGCATCAGCCTGACCCTGCGTGCTTACTCGCACCCAGTGAAATACGTACCCCGGTTGGGGGGTAGGTGAGGGTAGGACTTCCGGGCGTTTCCACGCTGCTTTGCGCTGAACTCGCTCACGTTTTTCCAAATCTCTATCTAGTCTGACTTCTGGCATTATGATTTCCTCTGTAAATTCGCAACCTGTTTGGCGTATTCTACTAACGGTACCCCTAATTTACGGGCTATTGCTACCTGTGATTCCGATAATGACACCTTTCGAGGTGCCGTGCTCCGCGTAGCGGGTGCAACCACATTAGTAGCCTTTCTTGGCTTAACCTCCGGTTCGTTTTCAATGTTATCATCGAAATTTTCCGGGAACATCTTGCGCATACGGGCGTTAACACG